TTCCTTCCTGTAGCACCCCCCCTTACCCCACGTATTGCTTTATTGTGGTATCATGTTAAAATTTGCGAAAAATCACAGAAGGATTTGGTATGGCTGGCAGGTCATTGCAGAAGAAGCGTCTAGCTGAAATTAAGCAAATGGGTGGCGCTGAATTTTTGCGGGAGTGGATACTTGAGGGAAACTCTATCAAGGCGCTCGCAAAGCGAATGGAAATCCATGCTGGCACCCTGCGAAACCTTATTTTGTCTGACGCAGAGCTTACGGCTGCCATTGATAGCGCCCGCCGTGACGCTGCAGATGCGCATTTTGAGGAGGCTTTTGAGCTACTGAATGAGGTATCTGAGCGCAGACAAAGAGAGATTTTTGAGGCGCTGGATGAGAACAGCACGCGTGACGCGAGTGAGGGCAATGTTAGTCAGGTGGATATAGGTCTTGCCAAGATGCTGGTTGGGCAGCGCAACCTAGCTGCGTCTAATTGGAACCCTGAGCGATACGGCGGGAAAAACCAGCAGCAAATCAACATTAATATCGGTGATTTTCACTTAGATGCGCTGCGGAAGGTCAAGGTGATTGACCATGAGTAATCTCGCAGAAACCACGATGATTGACTTTGTGCAGCGGTATCGCAAGAAGCCTGCTTTATTTGTGCAAGAAGTGCTTGGCGTGGAGCCATTGCCGTATCAGGCAGAATTTCTGGAAGCGATTGCGTCTGGCGAACGCAAGATTAGCATTCGGTCTGGTCATGGTACTGGTAAGTCTACAGCAGCATCGTGGGCAATGCTATGGTACTTTTTGATGCATTACCCAAATAAAGTTGTTGTAACTGCGCCAACTTCTAGCCAGCTTTTTGACGCGCTGTTTGCAGAGCTAAAGCGCTGGATAAATGAGCTTCCAGAGGGCTTGCAGAGCGTGTTGAATGTGAAGTCTGACCGCGTAGAGCATATGTCTGCGCAGAGTGAGATGTTTATCTCTGCTAGAACGTCACGCGCAGAAACGCCTGAAGCTTTGGCTGGTGTTCACTCTGAGCATGTTATGTTGGTTGTGGATGAGGCTTCTGGTGTGCCTGAGCAGGTATTTGAGGCTGCGGCTGGGTCTATGTCAGGTCATAGTGCGACGACTATTATGCTGAGCAACCCTACGCGAAGTAGTGGTACGTTTTTTGAGAGCCAGACGCGCATGGCGGATAGCTGGTGGACACGCCGCTGGTCTTGCGTGGATAGTCCTCTGGTGAGCGATGAGTTTGTTGAGGAGATGCGGATTAGATATGGTGAGGAAAGTAATGCTTATCGTATTCGTGTTCTTGGTGAGTTTCCTCTGGCTGATGATGACACGATCATTCCCTACCACCTTGTAGAGAACGCCACGCATCGTGATGTGCAGATTGACGAGGATACCAAGCCTGTCTGGGGCTTGGATGTTGCTCGCTTTGGCACGGATAAGACTGCGCTGTGTAAGCGTCAGGGTCCGATTGTAAGCGAGATTATGGCGTGGCAGGGGTTGGATTTGATGCAGACTGTTGGCCGTGTTGTTGCTGAATATGAGGCTTTGCCGCCTAGTAGACAGCCGCGTGAGATATTGGTGGATAGTATCGGCGTTGGTTCTGGCGTTGTGGACCGCTTGAATGAGATTGGTCTGCCTGTGCGCGGGATAAACGTGGCAGAAGCGCCTAGCATGGGTGATACCTACCTGAACCTGCGATCTGAGTTGTGGTTTAAGACTAAGGGTTGGCTTGAAGATCGTGCGTGTAAGCTGCCGAAGAATGAGAAGCTCATCGCAGAGTTGACCAGTATTAGGTATAGTTTTACCTCTAGTGGTAAAATGAAGGCTGAGAGTAAGGATGAGATGCGCAAGCGTGGCTTAACCTCGCCTGACTTGGCGGATGCGCTATGCTTGACGATGGCGAGTGATGCTGCAACCGCGTTATCTGGTGCGTTTAATAGCTGGCGTGGTGAGATACGAAGGAATTTGCGTGGTTTGGCATAATGTGCTACGTTTGCGGCAAAGGAGTTAGCTATGAAACCATGCAAAGGATGTCCTACACCTGCAGCGTGTAAACGTGCTGGTAAGTGTCAGGGTAAGAAGTACAAGTAATGCCTAAAGGTTTGTATGCCAATATCCACGCTAAACGTAAGCGCATAGCTGCAGGCTCTGGCGAAAAAATGCGCAAAGCTGGTGCAAAAGGTGCGCCAACAGCTAAAGCATTTAAGAAAGCAGCTAAGACAGCTAAGAAGAAAGTGAAGAAGTGATGTAATGTTTACCGCGTTTGTTCTCTTATGCGCCCAGAATTACTGCTTTGCAGTCGGTGGCCCTGCGTATGCGAGTGAAAACGAATGCATTGCTGATTTTATGCAGAACGGAGTTCCCTCTTTGCAGGTGAAATATCCAAAGTATACAATCATGCAGGTTAAGTGTTATGAATGGGAAAAGCAGGTGAAGTCCTAATGCCGTATTCTAAGTATAGTTCAAAGCAAAAGAAGTTAGCCGCAGTGGCTCCACCACGCAAGAAAATTACTGGCGCAGATTTGAAAAAGCTTGGCGCAAAGAAAAAAGGTAAGAAGAAATGAAAGCTGGACAAGCATTAGGATTATTAGCTGGCATGGGCGCACTGTCTGCGTTAGGCCGTGGCACAGATTTGCGGGGCAATCGCTTTGCTGGATTGCTTGACATGATTGACGGTGGTGGCGCTGGCAAGTCAGGTGATCGCTTTGAGGGTGGCGGCCTGCTTTCTATGCTAGGTAATCTTTTTGCAAAGCCATATGAAGCGCAGCAGCGTGTTGAGGATATCGCGGCAAGAACCGCCGATCGCAGCACTTCGCCTAAGCCAGTTTTGCGCCCAAGTACTCCTGTTTCTGGCTTTGATAGCCAAACTGTTCAAGACATTGCCGCTGCAAATGAGGATGCTTACTTAAAAGAGGCGTTTGGCACTCCATCGGTTACCCCTGAAGCTGGCCCGCCCATGCCAGCTACAAGCATGTCGCCTTTAATGGTAAATCAGCCTATGTTTACATATGATGAAGTAAAGGAGCAGACACTGCCAACATATGTTGAAGCGCCAACATCTAGAGGTGGTCAGCGTGGTGGGTTGCTTGATTACTCTAATCCAACTTCAAGAGGCGGGCGCAGAGGTGATCGGCCACTTCTTTACTCTGGTAGAAGTGACTATGATATGCCTGATGTTGGCCCAACTTACTCTGGTCGCGGGATTTCGGTAGGTGGATTTAGTCCAACTTTGTACGCAAGCATGGTTGACGATCTTATTGCCGCTGGTATGGGGGACTTTGTTGATACTGCAGATCAAGCAACCATGATGGACTTGTATAGCACTTATGTTCAGAATGGTGGAAGCCTTTATAATGGCTAAAGACCCCCGCCTCGCCCGCGCTGGAGTATCGGGTTATAATAAACCCAAGCGCACTCCAAGCCACAAAACTAAGTCGCACGTAGTTGTGGCTAAGGAAGGCGATAAGGTTAAGACCATTCGCTTTGGTCAGCAGGGTAAGACTGGCGACAAGACTATGACAAAACGCGCTAAGTCCTTTAAGGCGCGTCATGCGAAAAACATAGCTAAGGGCAAGATGTCTGCGGCGTATTGGGCAAATAAGGTGAAGTGGTAGATGTCAATTACAACCTATGCAGAGCTTCAAACCGTCATCGCTGATTTCTTAGATCGCGATGATCAGACTGAGCGGATCAAGACGTTTATTAATTTGACTGAGGCGACTATGGATCGCCGCTTGCGCCACTGGCGAATGGAGCGTAGATCAACGGCAACGGCTGATACGCAATACACAACGTTTCCTAATGACTTCATGGAGCCTATTAGGTTTTCTTTACAGGCAAACCCGCCGCACGCTGTTGAGCTAATTGGGCAGGCTGAGATGATGGACCGCCGCGAGGCTGCTGCCGACACAGCGGGCGCACCTCGTTATTATGCAATAACTGATGGTTCGATAGAGTTGTTCCCTACGCCAGATAGCACGTATACCCTTGAAATGGTTTACTATTCTTCTATTGACAAGCTATCGACATCAAACACATCAAACTGGGTTTTACAGTATCATCCAGATGCCTATTTGTATGGAGCGCTTGTTCATTCTGCACCATTCTTGGGTGAGGACGTTCGTATGCAAACTTGGGGAGCATTGTTCCAAAGTGCGATTGATGCTATAAACATGGAAAATGAAAAGGCCAAGTCAGGCGGTTCAGGTCGTCGTTTAAAGATTAGGAGTTACTAATGGCTAGTTTTACAAAGGTAAACGATTTCGTCAAAAACATGGCGAACGCAATGGACTTGGACAGCGACACACTTGCGGTTGCACTGTCTAACACTGATCCAACAGCGGGAACAGACGTAACAGCGGATGGTTTTGGGGTTTTAGCGAACATCAGCGAAATCTCTTACACAAACCTATCGTCACGCACATTGGCGAACGTCACTAGCACACAAACATCAGGCACATATAAGCTATCTGCGGATGACCTGACGCTGACTGCATCAGGTGGCTCAGTAGCAGCGTTTCGCTATGTTGTGATCTACAACGACACGCCAACATCACCAGCCGATCCTGTGATCGGATATTACGACTATGGGACATCCTTGACCTTGAACGATGGTGACACATTCACAATCGACATCGGGACAAACGGCATCCTAACAATGGCATAATGGAGGGTCATCATGGCTAAACTTTTTAACAGGGCCAAGATGACGACATCCACTACTGGTAGCGGCACGGTCACTCTTGGTAGTGCGTCTGTGGGCTACCAATCATTCGCGGATGCGGGTGTTTCAAATGGTGATGTCGTTCAATACGTTATTGAAGAAGGTGGCAATTTTGAGATTGGCACGGGTACTTATAGCGCAACTGGCACATCACTAACACGCAGCCCAACAGAAAGCAGCAATTCTAACAACGCTATTACTTTAGCTGGCGCAGCAACTGTGTCCATCACGGCGGTAGCTGATGACCTAAATCGCTTGCAGCACGAAGGGGCTACTAAGGTTGCGCCTAGCGCGACAGGTGCTACGGTCACAGGTAACTTGGCAGTCACTGGCACGGTAGACGGGCGCGATGTCGCAGCGGATGGCACAAAGCTAGATAATATCGAAGCAAACGCTACAGCGGATCAAACAGCGGCAGAGATACGCACATTGGTCGAAAGCGCGACAGACAGTAACGTATTTACTGATGCTGACCATACAAAACTGAACGGTATTGAAAGCGGTGCCACAGCGGATCAGACTGCGGCAGAGATACTAACAGCAATCAAAACTGTTGATGGCAGTGGGTCAGGTTTAGACGCAGATACGCTAGACGGTAGCCACGCAAGCGCATTCTTAACAGGCAACCAGACAATCACACTGACAGGCGATGCAAGCGGCTCTGGCACTACGTCAATCAACGTGACAGTGGCAAACGATAGTCACACTCACGATGGTCGCTACTACACAGAAACAGAAGCAGACGCACGTTTCTTGGGCATCTCTGCTAAAGCAGCAGATGCAGACTTGCTTGACGGCTACAACGCAAGCACAGGAGGAAGTGTTAATACAGTAGTAGTTCGCAACGCTAGTGGTTATATCTTCGGTAACTACTTCAACGGCAATGGTACATTTTCCTTAACAGGTAACACCTCTGGTATGGGGCTGTTCACTGGCACAAACGGTACAGACACCTATGGTCGTTCGTACACAGCGGCGGCAGCTAGGACGCTACTTAATGTAGAAAACGGTGCTACTGCTGACCAAACTATCACAGCAGGTTCTGGACTTACAGGTGGTGGCACAGGTGATGTAACTATTAGTCACTCTGATACGTCTACACTTTCTGGTACATACGGTTCAACGGGAAACGGTACAAAGATTGACCAGATTACAGTTGATGCTCTTGGACACGTTACAGCTATCACAACAGGTGCTACTGGCACAATGTCATCTTTTCAGCTTGAGGATGGAGATGGCACAGAGGTAACTATTAGCAACGGTAAAGAGGTTAAGTTTGTTGAGGGTGGTGGCATTGACATCAACTGGACAGACACATCAACAGGCTCAGATGGCGATCCATATGACCTGACATTTACACATGCTGACACTTCATCTCAGGCATCTGTGAACAACTCAGGTCGTACATATATCCAAGATATTACGCTTGATGGATATGGTCACGTTACCGCGATCTCATCTGCTACTGAGACTGTTACAGACACCACTTATTCTGCAGGTAATAACATGTACCTGTCAGGCACTCAGTTCAACGTAAACAGCAGCCCAATATTTAACTCTGTGTTAATTGGCAATAGAGTAACCTTGCAAGAAAGCACAGACC